TCCTTAAACTCTGGAATAGCCTCTACAAGTTTTGCTTGCTCTGCTTGGATATGCTTTTGCAACTGGGCTTGTTGGTGGGACTGCTGTTCTTGTTGAACTCGCTGTCTTTCAATCTGCACCGCTTGCAACTGCTTATCTCTTTCCATCTTCTCTCCCATTGCAACTGCGTAAGCAATCGGATCTTCTGCCTTGAGTGATGCTAGGTCTTGGCTTTGATCTTGTTGCTGTAACAATTGTTCAATGACTTGGAGTCGTTGGGCATATGTTTCTCTAGTCTTTGCTGCTTCATCAATCTTTACTCGATCAGCTTCTACAGCCTTTCGTTGTTCCGCTAAAGATTGAGTTTTCTTCTGATAATCGGCAGTCCTACTGTAACCATTCAAAAGCTCATCAAGGCTAACTTCCACTTCTTCACCAGAGACTTTAACTCGGTAGCGTGGCTGTTCCTCTACTTCTTCTTCTTGGCTCTCAGCTTCTTCTGCACTTACATCTTGCTCCTCGGACTCGGCAGAATACTCTGCCTCACTAGGTTCTGGTTGGGCTTTCGCCTCCTCCGCTTGTGGTTCAAGAAAAGACATAAATGCATTAGCTGCACCTGATACAGAATTGTCTACACTCCCTTGTGGGTTGGTGTTTTCACTCATTTTCGACCTCTATGGTTGATTAAAAAACCTTTATTCGCTTCTTTTCAATTTCGCCATTGTGTGCGATTGATTGAATAGATGCTTCAAATTCCTCTAGTGCCTTTAGTTTGACTAAGGCTCTTTCTCTGCCTTCTACATCATGCTCGGCAGAACTAAAGATATACGACTTGAATGAGTCTTTCTGAGCTTGTAATAGCCCTTGGAAAAACTCATCACCTAATAATGTTTTAGCTCTTTCGGTAGCGTTCATCCAGGTATCCTGACATCCCCTGTAAGTTTAGCTCCTACTTGTGCTGCTTTTAACTGAGCCTCTGCTTGGAACTCTGCTGTCTTGAGTTCTAGGTTAGCTGCTGCTTTCTCTCTTTCCAACTGGATAGAGGCTTGTGCTTTAGCTTTAGCAATCTCAATCTCGTTGATTGCTTTGGCTCTGTCTGTTTCGATCTGTGCCTGTGCCTGTTGCATCATCATGTCTAACGCAGGGTTAGGCTGTTGTTGTGGTGGCTGTGGCTGAGACAACTGTTGGTCTAGCTCTGGTGGAATTTCCTTGAAGAACTCCATTGAGTCTTTGTACCCTGCTGCCTCGATAAACTTACCAAGAGTATTGCGATACTGACCTACGCTTACTAACGGATTAGCAAAGCCTTGGGTTTGTAGAATCTGCTCTTGCTTTTGCATAACCATCGCTGCCATAGCCATCTTCTGATCTTGGCTACCTGTGCCTAGACCGACATTGACTGTTACATCGTAGTTGTTCTTCCACTCTCTTGGGTCGATAGAGACATACTTGCCTCGTAAACGAATGACCCTTGGCTTGTCCTGATACTTTAGGATTAAGTGGAAAATGCCACTAAATAAGTCTTTTACACCTGTATCGGCAAAGATTCTAGCAATCATCTCTATGCGCCCAGAGCCTGCTTGTTGCATTGCTGCAATCGCTGTGGCTGTAGTGTTTTGTAGAATGTTAGGATCGATACCCTGACTTGTCTGCGTAACACCTGAACGCTTTTGCAATACTTGATCCATGTAATCAAGCATTGGGAACGACTGTGATGCTGTTGCCGGTACAGATAATGCTTGAACTGCACCCTGAGACTTAATCCGCACTACACCGCCAGGAGAGGTGGTTAGTAGGTCATCTAGGTTTACTTGTCCATCTAGGGCTGTAACCCTTGGCATATTCGTAAGGTACAGGTTATCTAGGATCTGACGAGTAATCGTAGACTTGATAAGCTGTATGTCCATTGCTCTGTCGGCTAGACTCTGACCAAAGAACTTGTGTGGCATAGGAATAGGGCAGATGCTTGCAAAAGGAATATGATCTGTTTCCTCGTTGTCAATAATCTGATCGCCTGCATAGACTACCTTGCGGAGTTCTGCAATCCCATCACCATCAAAGTCGGTACGAATATAGCACTCGAACAACTCTACTTCTTGCATTGTAAAGTCTAAGCTCTGTGTCTCGTCTGGCATCTCGCCTGCGCTGTACCTTGCTACTCTTTCAGGAGTATATGTAAGGTCGTTGTACGCTGGCATCTTGTCCACTTGTTTCTGTGGATAGCCCATAGCGATTAAGTCTGAACGAGTCTTGACTGTGCGATGTGCTACGAATCTAGCAGTCTTGAGGCTCTTATCGCGCTTGGCAATTAAGAACTCCTCTGGTGGCACATTCTCTACACATACCTTGCCGACTTCTTTTTTCTTCTTGATGACTACATTGTAAGAAAGGATAGGCATACCCATTGGGTCTATGCCAACTTCCTCGGTCTCTTGGCTGATTAACTCCATCTCATCATCTGCGAACATGAGAGTAAGTTCTTCTGCGTTTAGTCCTTTGTATTCTTCCTTAGTAGGATCTTCGCTATCTTCCCACCAATACTTAACGATTCCATTCTTTTGTAGAAGTGCATCCTTCATCCAGTTATGCATGAGGATAACACCATCGTTATCGTTAAAGAACACATAGTTTGTCAGTTCGGTAGCTTGCTTGGCAAACTCCTCGTCTCCTGGCATCCTTGGCTCGAACCGACCTAATTCGTCTGATCCAGTAAAGATACGCATAAGTTGAGGCAATGCACCATCTACGACCTCGGCTACTTCGCCTGTTACGATCTTAGAACGACCATCTATCTCGTTCCCATACTCGTAACGATTGTAGTAGTTGATCGCCTTTGTGCGTTGCTCTACTGTTTCGGTCTCTACATAGCCGATAGCATCGTCTATCTCTGCTTCGAGAATGACCTTTAGTTTTTGTTCATCCATTTATACGATCCATGAAGTTTTTACTGTTATCGGTTGCGACCAAGTAGTGTTTTGTTCCATTCCTAATGCGAGATACCTAAACGAGTCTGATCCATGACTTGCCCAATCGTGCATTGGCTTGTCGAAAAAGACATTACGCTTTTCATCGTAATCGCGCCTATAGTTCCTAAGACAGTCTAGTCCTTGCTTTACCTGTGGCATATTAAACCAACATCTCGGTAGGAGTCTACGAACTGCCTGAATACCATCATCTACAGAAAGTCTTGGCAGAACCCGAACATCTAGTCCAGCTTCTCTCAACACTTCCAATCTGCTCTTGCCTGTGCCTAGTTCTCTTACTTCCACATCGTGCGGTAGGAGTTGCTCTGCTTTCTCCCACTTGTTATCTTTTAGCCAGTTGACATACCAATCGAGTCCTTGACCATGATTCTCTACATAATCCAGTAGTCTTACTTCTTGTCCTGTTGCCTGTGCCACCCATATTGCTGTGCTATCACCCATGCCCAAATCCCAAGCCACATAAGTTCTACAGAGATCATCTCTTGTAATGTCGCAAAGTCTACCTTTTTCTTCGAGGTCATTAAGTAGTTTTCCATAATAACTTCCTTCGACTGCTGCGTTAAAACTACACTCGAACTCTTGGTTGTACTTATCGTCTCCCATCTCTTTCTGAGCAGACCATAATTCATCTAAATCTATTAGCTTTGTTTCGCTTGCCTTGAACTGTAGTGCAGCCCATCCTTCTTCTTTACCGGCTCTGTCGAACAAGTCCTTGAAGTGATTGTTTCCCTTGGGTGTGCCGATAAACAGACACGACCCCTTCCTATCGGCTAACGCTGGTCGGATAATTTCGTTCCAAATTTTAGGATTCTGATCACCAATTTCGTCTAGCACTACAGCATCGAAGTATTGTCCACGAAGGCTGTCAGGGTTATCTGAGCCGTAAAGTTGGATTCTCCTTCCGTAAAAATCTACTCTTAATTCCGCGATATTAGCTACTGCATCTAGCGGTCTTACGAACTCTGTAAGGTAATCCCAAGCTACTCTCTTAGCCTGGCTATATGTCGGCGCGATATACGCAAACCTAGGGTTAGGCTTGTCGTTTTCCATTGCTGCCTTAATTAGCGCGTTGAGTGCCTGTACTGTCTTGCCCATTCGCCTGTGTGCTACTACGACTACAAAGCGATTATTCTCCATCGCCTCGTGTATGCGTAACTGTGGCTCTCTGGGCTTATAAGGTATGACTACTCGTTTTACTTCGTCATCTGCGTACTCTACTTCTCCCAAGCGACCACCATCTTGAATACATTACCTTCTGTATTGCTTAGTTCTGTAGTGTTGACAGGCTTACCATCCATCCTGTCCATAATTTCTTTTACTGCCCAAGCATCGCCTTCTTCTGCTGCCTTGACTAGCTTATCGGTTATCTTGCGTAGGCTCTTACGATCCTCTTGCACTAGGGCTATTCTTAATGCATCGTAAAAGAGCTTTCCCTTCTTTGCATTTTGGTTGCCAGGCTGTGCGCCTCCCTTATCAGTTGATTCGGGTGTTATGTTTTTGTTTTGTGTAGAGTTTTCCATTCCATTCCCTATGGGTTGATGGTTGATGATGTTGCTATTCTACAACAAATTTTATAAATAAATGTAGTAAAATGTAGAAGTAAAGGAGGGGTTATGAAATTAACACCAATCGTAAATGTAGAAGTTCCAATGTCAGCAGAAATGCTTCATGCTCTTAATCGTCAAGAGGCTATCTGTGTTTGCAAGGGAATAGATACTGTTACTGTAGATTCTACAATTGCTTTTCTTACAGAAAAATATGACTCTACATTTGCTGCACAATTTAAACCAGAATACTTAATAGCCAAGAGATCTTAAAAGTTCTTCATTAATTATTCCACCATAGGGCTTCATTTCCATTGCCCTCCTATCGGCTTGCGAGAAATTTTTAGGATCTACAATTCCTCTTTCTCTTACAACTTGAGGAAGTAATTCAAATACAGTTCTTGGTTGATCTATTATTCCTAAACCTTGTCCTGGCACACCTCTAGGATATGCTGGATGTCCTGATTGCATAATCATTGGAGCATCTGCAAATATTTCTCCGATATTCATAACATCAAGAGTTGGCGCGTTTAATTGTTTTGGGTCTGCTACAGCCAATCTAGCCTCGCCAATGTTTAAACCACCAGCATCTCTAAACTTTACATCCATCTCATTCATAACTGCTTTTCTGACTGTATCAGGAGCATCCCTAAATTGTTGAATGCTTTCTCTAGAATCTATACCTTTCCAGTCTGGAATAAATTCTTTGATTGTTTTGTTTAATGCTTTTTTATCTGTTTTGCTTAATGCGCTTTCTGCATAATTAAGCATAGTTTCATATGTCATATTGGCAAAATCACCACCAGAAGGTGTCATTCTCCAAGGCAAATACAATGGGTTTTGTCCTGTTGTATCTTTTAAATCTTTAGCCAACTCTAATATTGATTTTGTTGGTGCTTGAGCAGATGCCCAAACTTGACCAGGATTATTAAACATATAATCTTGACCGCCCAATAATCCAACTGGTCTGTTTAGAACCACATCATTAATTTTTACCAACTCACCGCCTGCTGCTGTTCTATCAGACATACTTGTAATAAAAGGTCTGCCCTCAAAATCTACAAGAGATAGTTTTTGTTGTGCTGGTGTTCTTTGTCCTTCAATGACTGTAGTTAGATTTTTTAATCTTTCTTGCTCTCCAACTCTAGGGTCAAATTTTGGATCAAAATCTTTTACTTTTGATACGACTGTTGGAACTTTACTAGCAACAGAACCCATAAGTCCTGGCACTTGCTCCATCAGCCTTGCTAAAGCATCTCTATCGCCTACCTGTACACCTTGTTGACCCATTACTAATGCTTTGTCTAGGTCTGACATCTGCGTTTGTAGATTCTGCTGTGCTGACTGTGCCACATTTCTTGCATAATCCATTACTTGTGGATTTGTAAGTGCTGTCATCTGTGGTGGTGTGTAGCCTTGTAGAACCGATGCTATGTTGCCTTTGGTTCTTTGTCCACCTAATAATCCTGCCATTGATGGTCTAGGAGCTAACAAGCCACCTAATCGGGCTTGTGCCAGATCGAGTAGGCTTGCCATATTTATCCTTTTATTCTGTTACCACTTAACTTTATCTGCCCAGTACGCTGCACTCATCTTGCCTTTAGCGATGTTCTTAGCGTGTCTTGCCTTGAATGACTTTCTTCTTGCCTTGTCAGCTTGCGACTCGCCCTCTCTTGGTGGGCTACCTGTCATTCCTTGTTGACCAAATCGAATGGTCTTTACTTTATCTCCCTCTTTTGCCACGACTACATGGCTTTTAGTGGGATGGCTAGGTGTCTTTTTGGGTTTGTTATACCCTGCTACACCCATTCTTTCTATGATGGATGCTGCTTCTTTTACTTTCACTTCTTGACTCGCATTGACTTACCAGCCTCACTCATCGCTATTGCAATCGCCTGCTTAGGGTTCTTAACGACTTTGCCACCTTTGCCGGAGTGGAGCTTTCCTGCCTTGTACTCGCCCATTACCTTGCCGATCTTTTTCTCAGCTTTGTTCATATAAATCCCCTAAGTTGTACTTGCACCAA